GCCATGATCGCGCAGACCGACATCAACAAGGTCGAAGCGGCCAATCCATCGCTATTCGTCAGCGGATGGCGTCCGGCTGTCGGCTGGGTGTGCGTGTTCGGGCTGGTCTATACCTTCGTTGCACAGCCACTGCTTACATGGTGGGCGAATAATCACACTCTCACCGCTCCGCCTATTCTGGACCTTGGAACTCTCGTTACACTTCTGGGCGGCATGCTGGGCCTGTCAGGGCTGCGCACCAAAGAGAAGATCGAGGGAGTCGCCAGTAAGTAATGTGCGGTAGCGTACATACGCACGTTTAGAATCAGTCCACCCTTAGAATGCTCATACTCGGGCGCCTAAGGAGTTCTCCATGTCTACTGTCACAATTTCCTGGACCACTACGGACCAGACCTTCCCCACTGGCACTATCGCTGGTGGATTTCGTTGCACCATCAATGGCGGTCCCGCTGGCTTTGTCCCCATGACCTTGGATTCTGCAGGGTCGCCCGCAGTTTTTCTGAATGTCCCGGTGGAAGCCCAGACTGACCCGGACTATCATGCTACGGTGCAACGTGTCGATTCCCTGGGGGCTGCTCTGGGAGCACCTGCGACCGTTTCGTTTAGCATTGTGTCTCCTCCCCTCCCGGTCGTTGCTATTCCGGGCGTGGTCACTGCTGTGGTGTCATGATGTCAAGCGCTGCACATCAGATTCGCCATCTTATCCTTGAACTGCTCAGGCGTATCGAGCGGATATTGGGTAGCGGCAGGTCGGTAGTTGTCAGCGTGCCAGTCAACCCGTCAGTGAAGGTTGAGTAACATGCGCCCTCGGCAATCATTTGTTGGGGGCGTCTTCCTCTGGCTGGTAGCAGCCGTGATGGCTATTGTTCTAGGATTCGGTGCCGTGGTGGCATACTTCATCGCCACCTGGTAAAAAAGAGGCCCGACAAGGGGGTGAACCGGTCGGGCCTGAAGTCACCTAGCGCGGGAGGAGGGCGGCTAGGTGGTAGTACCTGGATTTACAATGGCATGTAGAATCGTCAGCGTTGCAAGTTCAACTGTACCGTAATTGGTGGACGGTATCCAGTAATTTATGTCGCCCATCTTGCGGATTGGATTGTCTGGACTAAATCCAGTAAAGGTCACGATCCCGCACCGATGCCCACGGGCCTCCTCGATGGCGTTTGCAATGCTGATGCTGTTCCCGCTTGAGCTGATCGCAATCAGGGTGTCGCCAGGGCGGGCATGGACTCGGATGTGACGGGAGAACACTTCGCCGTAGCCGTGGTCATTGGCGGCCATGGTCAGGGACGCATCATCCCCGACCACGAACGCGCTCAGTCCCTGCTTGAGCATGTCAGTGGCGATATGGGAACAGATGGCCCGTGATCCGCCATTCCCGACCAGCCAGTGATGGTTATGGCCAGGGCGCCACTCTCCGTCCGATTTGGTTTGACTGATTGCGCCATATACATTCTCTGCAAATCTCATATCCATGGCGGATTCCTCCCGACGAACAGTGACCCTTCCCGGTTCTTGTGCGGCATGTCATTGATGCTGGTAACCCGGTGCCAGTCGATCTTCTGTGACCACATGGGCACGTCTATGGCCTGGAAGTGGTCCATTATCTTCATTGCATTCTCCACGTTGCGCACCTCCATGATGGCGTCCATATGGTTCATGACCTCGGATGTCATGGTGGCGCACAGTTCAGCCTCGTTGCCCTCGCTGTCGATCTTGGCGAAGTCTGTACCCTCCCACAGGGACCGGCAGTCCACTACCTTGACCGTGACAGTCTCACGCGGGCCGTATGAGTCCTTGTAGCCGACGATGTGATTACCTGTGAGGTTATTTAGCACACGTACGAACTGCGCCTGCCCGTCATAGGTGTGTACTGCCACATTGAACGGTGCTACGGTCATGACGCCATTGGCGAATAGGTTATCGAGGAACTTCGGCCAGTGTTCAGGATCAGGCTCGAACGCACGCACAGTCCAGCCCAGCTTGCTCATCAGGATCGAGTGCAGGCCAAGATTGGCACCGATATCCAGCACGTTATGCCAGCGCGTGCGATTGTCCCAGTACAGTTTCAGGATCATCAGCTCGGACGGTCCGAACAGGTCCAGGCTGTCGATGCGTCCCATTTGATAGTATGGGAAATTTATCTTGCCATAGGGGCCAAGATGCTCGGTTATCAGTTCCTGCGCTTTCTCACGGCTCATTCATGGCTCCTTTGATTGGCTCGCCTCACTGACGAAGGCAAGATAGTGCTGCATCTGGTCTCGACTGATAGTGCGTATGGCGTATATGAGGACGCCTGTCGCCACCATCCAGTCCTCGGTACACCATTGTTTGACGTCCTTGCCGACTGCCGTACCCAGCGCAGACAGAATAGGATCATCTTGCAGTGTTCTCATATAGGCGCGATTATCATCTCGTTCCTGAACTCCTCCCGATCAAGTTGCGGATCCGGGTCTTCGAGTGGCTGACCGTACTTGCACTGAGGGATGAGCTGGGCGTCGGGATGGATGAATATTTGCATGAATCCGTGTCCGTCAAACGAAAACAGGTCTTTTAAGTCGCGGCAATCTTCTCCCAGTCCGACTATTCCGAATGCATGCGCCAGCTCATCAAAATCAAGATCAGGCAATCCACCATCAATGCTAGTCGAGTAGTAGTTCCCATCAAGCCACTGTCTCTGAGTCTGGCGGCACATCGCATGGCCCCCGTTGTTCAGCAGGATGATCTTGATGTTGAGGTTCCACCGGGCAATGAGGGCAAGATCGGAAAGGGACATTAGCGAGGAACCGTCCCCGGTAATCAGGATTATTCTTCGCGTGGTCGCAAATGATGCGCCAATAGCAGCCGGGATACCGTACCCCATCGGAGTGTAATTCCATGCGTGCAACATCCTTTCTCCCTTGAATGGGAATGCCTTGCATACATATCCTATTGCGGTCCCGGTATCACTGACGATGATGTCATCCGGTGTGGTGTATTTGGCAATATCGCGCATCAACTGGTACGGATTGACTCCAGGCCAGTCCACTTCAGGCTCGTCCCACATGGCCCGCCACGTCTGAATCTGGTACTTCCACGAGTGGGATCGCAGCTTGAACGTGTACTCGTTCATCTCTGTCAGGAACGCGCCCACGTCCATGCAGATGCCGGCCTGTAGCGTGACCCCGACCTTCTCCATCTTGTCGATCTCGGACTGATCCTGGTCGATCATGTAGATCAGCGCTTCACGTGCGAAGTGTTCTCCGTGTCCTGTCGCCTTGGTGTCCAGCCTGCACCCGAGCACGCACAGACAGTCACTATTCTGGATGGCGAAGTTGGCCGCACGATTGCCATGCGTGCCGAACCCGCCTGCGAACAGGGGATGATCATGCCGGATCAGGTCGATTGCGCCCCAGGTGACCGCGACGGGTATGTTCATGTCCTCTGCCACGCGCAGGGCCAGCTTCTCATGCCCACGCACACCTGCTCCCCAGATGAACATGGGACGTTGCCGGGCTTCCAGTTCTGCGCCGACTCCTTCGATGTCATTCATCATACTTCCGCCCTCTGCAAGTCGTCTGGAATATCAATCAGGACGGGTCCTTTGCGTCCGGTCTGAGCGGCGCATAGAGCTGCGGCGAGGATTGGTCCGATTGCTTGCGCTCCTTCGAGTCGTCTTGCATATTTCGTGATGTCTCTGACCATTCCGGTGATCGGCGTGTCCTGGAACCCGTACTGTCGGACTCCGAACCTTTCACTTTGTCTGTGCGTTGCCACCGCGCCCGTGATGTAGATGACCGGGACGCTATCGTAATAGCTGCTAGCGATTGCCGTGATGAGGTTCGTTGCTCCCGGTCCAGACGTGGCCATAGCACAGCCAAGGCCGGTAAGACGAGCATACGCATCAGCAGAGAAGCCAGCGTTGCACTCATGCGTCGATGGGATGAACTGGATTTGCGTGGCATCATAGACTCCATGGATGAGGTGCAGATTTGCTCCACCATTTACACCGAAGATGTGGCGGATACCCTGTTGCTCAAGGAACTTGGCGACGAAGTGGGAGAGCTTCATTCGACCCTCCGCAGTTTGTACAGATCCATGATGTCAGCATCCAGATTCATTATTTCCATCTTGATGTGCCAAGGATCTGATGCGCAGATGTTGCGCCCTCCAACTAAAGATTTTGGCGCATCCATACACCACTTGAGGCACCCATATACCCGCTCAATCGGTGTGAACTTCTGCGCCTCGATTGCTGCTGCCAGCTTGGGATTCGGCCATGCTGCCTTGAGCGTGCCCCTGTGAATCTTGGTATTGACTATCCCCGGCCCGAGTGCGAAGAACTTGGCATCCGGTGTCTCATGGTCAAGCTGCTCGACTGCCTTGAGGACGGCCATCTTGCTCACGTTGTAGGCACTGTATCCGTCCATGATCATTTGAGGATTGGACCCGGCCAGCCAGCATATGCTTGCCCCTGCGTTATGCTTGGGCCACAGACGGCGCAGCAGCTCGATGGGCAGCAACAGGTTCGACTTCATGGTCTCGTTCCACTCGAACATGTCATTGTCCATCCACAGCCCGACCGGTGTGATGCGCCCGACCGCCACGATGCACAGATCCCAGAATCCGAACTGTTCCATACTCTGGAGTTCACCGCGTGCCCAGCCCTCGACGTTCCAGCCATCAGCCTGGAGCAGTGGTGTCAGTTGCTGGGCGATGTCTGAGTGTGACCCGATTATGATGGCGTTTTTCATGGTCTATGCTCATATGTGAGTGATTGATCCTTCAGGACGTCCCAGTGGTCATTGATCCATTTCCTGACCTCTTCGATGCCGTCAGGCATGGTGATGGCAGTCTGCCAGCCCAATGCCTTCATCTTGGTCGAGTCGAGGATGTAAGCCGGGTCCTTGCCGGGCCGGTCTGGAATGACTTCGACCACATTATTCCAGTCCATTCCCATGCCAGCACAGATCAGCCTGACCAGCGTCTCTATGCGCAGGGTGATGTCGGACCCGACGTGATACGCCTCGCCCACCTCGCCATGCAGCATGACCCGCCAGTACGCATCGCACATATCATGCACATGGATGAACTGTCGATAGCTGGCCCCGCCACCTTCTAGCGGGAACCGGATACCGTGCTTGATGCTGGCCATCACCTTGGGGATGAGCCTGTACAGTTGCTGGCCTGGCCCGTACACGTTGCAGGCCCGCGTGAACACGACCGGGAAGCCGAACGATTTGCGATAGGCTTGCAGCATCCACTCAGCAGCGGCCCTGCTGACTGCGTATGGCGTGCTGGGCTGGAACGGCGTGTCCTCCTTGATGGGTGATACGCCAGCATTGCCGTAGACCTCTGGCGTGCTGATGTGGACGTACCGCTTGAGGTGTGGCAATGCCCCGTGTCGGTAGGAATCAGCGATGCGGATGGCGAAATCCAGATTGCTCTCCATGTACCCGTGCGGATAGTCCCAGCTTGGCGCGACCACGTTAGCCGCTGCAAAGTTCACGATGTATTCGGTCTGATTGCCCCACAGAAAGACCTGCCGCGCCGATTGCTCACATACTTCGCACTCACGCTCTCGCAGATATTCGCAGAAGTGACGGCCAGAGAATGAAGAGGCGCCGATTACCAGGACCTTAGACACGATTAAGCCACCGATTGGCGAAATTGTTCTTGGTATTGCCTCTGCCTTTTTTCCACATGTCCAAAGCATTATCCCTTCTTGTTCCCAAAAATAAATGATCAGGATTTACGCATGGAGGGACATCGCATTTGTGCAAGACATCAATGCCTTCAGGAATTGCGCCTCTGTATAGCGTCCATGCCAGCCGATGAACGAAAGTATTACCCGGCAGCGGATGATTGTTGATAAGGCCATGTCCGAACGATCTGGTCGCGCCAAGCCAAATCCAGCAACCGGCTTCGGGAATTTGCTCTATGCGAGAATCCAGCCATGTTTTGTCTCGTATCATGAGTCCTTGATCCCCTGTGAGGTCATCCAGTTGAGATTGTTCCACCTCGGATCGTCCACAAGTTCCTTCGTCTGCCATGCCCGCATCACTTCCAGGATGGCGTCGTGGATGGTCTTGCGAGGCCGGAACCCAGTAGCCAGCAGCTTGTCACTGTTGACCTGATAGGACCGCGCATCACGTACCGGCGTCACGATCACCTTCGCGTCAGTCCTGACCCGTACCATGTCGGCAATTTCAGCGAGTGAGTGATTCTCGAAGCCCGCATTGAATATCCCGGTATGCTCGGGATGATCCAGCATGAACAGATACAGGTCGCACATGTCATCGATGTGGATGGAGGGACGCATCTGCTGTCCACCATGGAGCGTCATCACACCGTCACGCATGGCCTGAACGGTCAGCATGTTGACGGTCAGGTCCAACCTCATCCTCGGGGCCAACCCGCAGATAGTAGCCGGTCGAATAATTTGCGGACGCAGTTCCGGATATGACATCAGGACGCGCTCGGTACACATCTTTGTTTTGTTGTAGTCCGATAGCGGGCTGAGTGACATATCTTCCGTGACAAGGCCCCGATCCGCACCGTACACACTTACCGATGAAGCGTATATGACCCTCGTTCCCGCTTTGCTCGCAAGTTGGCACAGTTGCTGAGTAGCTAAACACGAAGTTTCCCATGATAACCTCGGATAGTGGCTGACCGACGGATCGTTGCTGATCGCAGCCAGATGGATGATGGCCTCGCAGTTGTCCAGGTGCGTGATAGTGCGCACGTCCTGAGACTTGAACGGCAGCGAGTAGAACCACTGCACATCGATAGGTACCACCTCATGACCAGCCTGAACCAGCCTGCCTGATAGATTGGTGCCGACATAGCCTGCGGCACCTGTGAGCATGACTCTAGCCACGCGCACCTCCCATGTCAGGCCACTTCTGGGGCGGCGGTGCTGGTTTCTTGGCTGGCAGTTTGGTGTTGACTGGGCGTTTCGTGACTGGCTGCTTCGGTTTCTGTTTCATGTGTCTCTCCTGTAGTTAAGGTGAGGGGGCAGGATTTGCACCTGCCGATCAGGCCCATCCTGTTTACCGCACCGCGTGTGCGCCGCCCCTCGTTTATCTTGGCTGACACCAGCAGTCTTTGCTCAAAATGTGTTCGCGTTCATCCATAGCCTGCAAAATATCCGATTAGTACGGCAGCTAAAAGCAGCAAAACCGCCACAGTCCATTCAGTCGCAGTCATGGCTTCTCTCCTTCCTCATAAAGCTGCAACCAGCAGCATTTCGCATTGCAAGTTCTATGTTCCTTTTCGAGATAGAACACGACCCACCCACGACGCTTGAGATAGTTGGCCATCCATCTATTTGGGATGGTGATGATGTTGCTCCATATCATGGCTTCTCTCCTTCCGGGTATTTGAAACTAAGGCTGGTTCGTTTCAACACCGCATCCAGTTTAGAGCGCAACTCCGCGCACTCTGCCGCCATCTTCGCGTTGGCCTCGCCATTGATGCGGAGCAATTCTCTTGCTGTGTTGAGGTCGCGCTCATATGAATTCAACTTATCGCACAATGACATGGCTCCGTAGGACAAAAATCGCTCACCATTCGAGTGTGTGACGTGATCAGGCGCGATATGCAGGAGTTCAGTAGAACTCTCACATTTCCACGGAGTGTCACTCATGGTTTTCCAAATGCTTACATCACACTCACAGTCCGGGCAAAATCCGCTTGATAAAGGTTCCCTGTGCGCACAGTAATTCTTGCTACTCATGACTCATCCCCCAATTCAACCTTTCGTGCGTAGCACCGTGAACAAGTGAACCATGGATCACCAAGCGGTCCGCAGGTATCGAATGTCCAACTGTGCCCACCATCCTGTTCACATTCTTGCTGTAGCTCCCTGACCTTGATGCGATAGGTCTTGTCAAAATCGGCCATGGCTACTCGCATGAAGGTCCGGCGCTCCTTGTCCAAGGCGTTGCGCTTAAGCCAGACGTCACTCATGGCTTCTCATGCCTCCTATCCAGCACGTGGAGCAGGCCAGCCGTCAACACGCCACCGAATATGAAGCAACCCCACAGTACGACCCAGAATGCGTTTTGCTGATAGCACTGGTACATGTCAGTCTCCTGCCAGGTTAGAGCTGCGTCGATAGGATGTCTCGAAGCCACGGTCAGTCGTGATCCCGTCCGCCGTCATCTTGCGAAACAGTTTCTTGATGTGAGCGCGCAACATGATCCGACCTAATCCTGTCGTGCTGGTCCCGTACTGGTGCACGAGCTGGTCAATCATGGCTCGTTGTTCGGTGTCGTGGCTGAACTCTATTTCCACAGTCCGAAGATGACCACCTGGATCTCCGCAAAAGTCCATTTCCAGCAGCGCAGGGAAATCGTAATCAAAGCATCTGGACTGTCCTGGCTCAGTCGTAAGCAGGTCACGCTTGCGCTCAAGGCTGAATATCTTGGCTTGATCCAGATAGTGCTGGTACTGGGGAAAGATATCGGACGCGATGGAATACATGGCTTCATGCAACGGCTCCTGTAGTTTGAAGAACGCGACTGCCTTGGCATTGAATAGTTCATTCGTGCCCAACTGTTCCTGCAGATACTCGTCGAGATTGGACTGCGCGAAGGCCAACGCCTCGTCACGGCTGGCCCACAGTGGCTTTATCGAATCTTCACGGAAGTGATCGTACAGGCTGCCGACGAACTGCCTTCTTTTGGAGTGGAAACGTAGTAGTAAACTGAACCACTCGTAACTAGTGAATCCACAAAGTCCAAATAGTTCTCGAAACAGACCGGTGTTGTGAATAATCTCGATGGTAAGGTCAAGTTCCCTGCACTCGATATAATCGGTGAAAGCGAGGGAATTCTGCTTGATGACGATTTCTTCGATCTCGGCGGCATTGAATGTCTCTCCTCTGAACTGGTAACGCCCGAAGCATCGGGGCATGATCCGAACAGCCGTGTGCAGGCCGAACTTGTCGCGCGTCTCCTGCGTGTTCATCTCGGTCTCGGGAAGCATGATGACCTGGTACATGCGCAGGTATGACACGCCACTGTTAACCGCATCCCGCAGGCTCTGGGTGTGCGCAGCCACGCTGTCGCCGGGCAGGTTGAGGATTATTTCGGCATACGTGTTGGCGTCGATCCTGGAGCCTTCCTTGGCAACGGCCATCAACTGATCATGACTGATGTTGTCTCGCTTGATATTCTTCAGGATGGTCGGATCAGTTGTTTGCAGAGAAGCACTGACTCCCATCTTGCCCCCGACGATCTTGGCGAACTCTAGTACGCGCTCCTTATTGTTCTTGCCTCCAGAGCAATGGATATAGTTCGGCCATCCGTATTTCTTCTGCACTGCTGCTATTTCATGGGCAATCGGCAGGGCATTGGAGAGCATCCCTGTATTGGCATCGGAGAAGTACAAGTCTTGAATTGTTCCGACTCGTTTGGCGCAGTATTCCAGTTCATCAGCCAATGAAACTTTGCGGGCAACCTTGTTCCAGAACTCTAGTCCCTCAGTACAGAACGAGCAGGAAAAAGGACATCCACGTGTAGAAGCAAGTAGAGGAATCAGAATTCCATCGAAGAATTTATCCATCAGGCCGGTCGTGTACGGTGATGGCAGATCATCCAAAGATTTGACCCGAGGCATCAATGGAGTCTTGATCAGTTGACCTTCAAACATGAAATGCGTGCTGGGCATCTCGAAAGTCATCTTGGCGACATCTGGCTGCATGTCCACCATTTGCAACGTGCGTAACAGTTCGACGGTTGCAAGTTCTCCTTCCTTTTCCACGTAGAAATCCACCCATGGAAACAGTTGCCAGTAGTTGTCTTCCCAGTTAGGACCGCCAGCTATGACAATCATGTCAGGCTTGAGAAGTTTCATACGGCGTGCGTACTCCATGCCCAGATTGGTATTCCACGAGTAGACGCTGAGTCCTAGCACGTCTGGTAATTCATTGCTAGTGGCCTCGTTCAAGTCATTAGGCATCTTGAACAGTTCGACACGGGCGCCAGGAATGTCTCGCAGGATCGTGGCACCTATCATGCCTATTGCCAGTGGCATGACATTGGAGGCCACAATTTGTCCAGTGTGCGTACCGTCAAATAAATAAATCAGCATCACAAATTCCCGTGTTTGTGGTACTTGCGTTTAGCGTCAATGTACGCTTGATGAGCAATGGCAGCAGTGGGAAACGTTCCCAAGTGCTTCTCTATTCCATTCACTACGATTCTAGAGTGGTACTTGTTGCCGCGTTTCCGCACGCCCAAAACACCAGTGCTGTTGTGCTTCTTAGGATTGTGCAGGTTCTCATTGTTGGCATATGGTGAAACATCTCGCAAATTCTCAATGCGGTTGTTCAGCTTGTTGCCGTCGATGTGGTCTATCTGTTGATGCGGCCATTCACCGTACACATACAACCACGCCAAGCGATGCAAATAGTATGGACGCCCATCTATTGATGTTTTTCTGTAGCCATGACTTGAGATGGACCCAGAGACGCGGCCAACACTGATTCGTCTAGATGTGACCATAAGCCAAGTAAACAGTCCAGTTTCTGGATCGTAATGCAACACATCTCTCAATCTTTCAAGACTAAGCATCGCTCAACCTTTCCTCGACCGTAAACACATCATCCGCCCAGAACGCCAGCCCACCATTGTCATTGACCATCTGGATGAACGCGTTCTGCAACTTGGTCGGGACATTGCCGGGCCGCTTCACCTCGACTGCCAGGAATCGTCCGTCCTTGAGCTGGCCGATGATGTCGCTGCATCCATTGAAGCCGAACCTGACAAAGCGATGATCAATCAGCATGGCGCCAGTGTTGATCCGCGCAATCCAGGCCACCTTCGGATGAATCTTCAGGTAGGCCATGATGGACTTCAGTACATCCGACTCCATGGTCTTGCGGACCTTGAGCTGGCGGAAATCGTGATGGATGCTCATCATTTTATGTCCACTCGCGTAGATTGCTCCAGATGCGCCCCAGGCACGTCCTGCCCGTCCTTGATGGCCTTGGCAATGGCCTTCTTGTCAGGATAGGGCTGTGGTGCCTCCGGGTACACGTAGAACTCACACGGGATGGCCGGTGCTGCATCAATGACCACTGAGGGCGGATTCGTCCTGATTGCCACCTTGAACCAGGGCGAGTCAATCTTGCTGATCCCGGTCCGTTCCATGTGAAACTTGAGATAGTGCTTCATGCGGTCTATCCTCTTCTCGACTGCCTCACGTCGTGACTTGATCTGGGCCTCGGCGTGTTTCATGGCGTCTGCACTGGCCTCGATATTCTTGATGAACTTGGACACGTTGACCACTTTCGTCTCCATGTCCCCCTGCAGGCTTTCGAGCGTGTCCGAGATGGTCTGCTCATCCAGATCCATGTCTGACAGGCGCTCGACTGCCTGCATGTACTCGTCGGCTATCTGGTACAGGGCGAGATCGTTGGCCATGGCTATAGAGGTATGTCTTCATCGTCAATGTCACGGGTGACCACGACCCGCTTGGGAGCCGATGCAGGCTTTGCACTCTTCAAGCGCAGTCCACCGGTAACTTTGCCACCGTAGCTGACATTTGGATCAACGTACAGGATAACTTCCTTGCCGATCCAGTCATCGGTCTCCTCGCCCAGAGCCTTTTCCAGCAGCTGGATATTGGTGCTGTTCAAGACCATCGCTTTCGGGAACTCCTTGAAGCGGATCATCCATTTGTGCTCGGGCGGTTCATCCTCCTGTGCCACGTTGCCCTTGCCCAGTTTCTGCACGGTGACGATGGTATCCCCGTCGATGTCCGACTGTTTGAGATACTTGCTCTCGATCATGTCTGATGCACGCATGTCTGCTTTTCCTCTCTGTTGTGTCCAGTAAACTTGTTCATAACGCTCGTATTCGTCAACCCATTCCTGCTGATCTTTAGTCACTCTGGCGTCCGACCAGTGTCTTGACCAGGAACGATGCACTGGTGCTGGCCTCGCGTGCTGCCTTCTCGACCGCATCCATCCGGTCATTGGCGATGCGCAGGTCATCGCTCAACTTGTTCAGAATCTTGGCAATCTGTGCCAGTTCTGCATGTTCCATGTCATGCCTCCTTTTGAGAAACATCTTGGCTTTGATGAGCTTGGCCGAGTCCATCGTTTACCAGCAGATGGTGTTGCACATGTTGCCCGTGCATGTGGTCTGGCACATGACCCAGCGCCCGCCCTGCCAGCCCTGGCACGTCTGGGTATTGCCGGTCCACGTACAGGTCCAGGTGTCCATGGCCAGCGCGTCATTGACCAGCCACACGAATGCAGCGTTGATGATCAGGGACAGGATGAGACTGCGAATTGCATATGTGCGCATGATTGCTCCTTGGTTAAATTTAACCGTTCCCGTCCCCGGACCCGGACCCGTCCCCGTACCCGTCCCCGTCCCCGTCCCCGTCCCCGGACCCGTACCCGTACCCGTACCCGTCCCCGTACCCGGACCCGTCCCCGTCCCCGGCCCCGTACCCGGACCCGGCCACGGTATTACTCATGTGCCCTCATATCGCGCAAAATGGCGATAGCCTCCTTGGTGCAGGGGATTATTTCGATGGCCTCCAGCAGCAGAATCTCATCCACAAAAACGCTCAGTTTTGAGTTTTTGGATATGCCTTTGGTCGCAACGGCGGAAAGGGTAAATGCACCTTCCCAATACCAAATGCGACGCGCCTTGGTCAGCAGTACCTCTTTGCCATTCTGGCCGGACAGGGTGCCGTAGTGCACACCTGCCGAGTACGTTCTGACAATAACTTGTTTCCCGATCATGACTATCCTTTCGTCCTTTTGTTGATGATGGTCTGCCCACAGTTCGGACAGAGTTTTTTTGAAACAGCCTTTGCTATGCTGGACTCATGGCATCCAGCAATGGCCGCGGCTCGTTTCCAGGTCTCGCCCTTGCGGACGAGGGACAGTGCGTGTTGAACTTTAGGTGAGATCATTGTTGGGCCTTGGTTGACTCGTTGATGCGCCCCTAGAGAGGCGCATGGGCCAGTCAGCCTATTTGTGCAGAGCCTCGATAATCCGGTTGTAGACCTCTGCGTGCTCTGTGTAGCTGCCGCACTTGTCAAAACGGCCAATTACTTTGTTCAAAACGTCTGCAATGCCATCTGCTTCTTCTATCGACGCTGGCGTAATACACAAGTCCATCTTTTCACCGTCAACTGCCGCGTATACGTCGCCTACTCTGCTTCCGTCTGACAGTGTTTTCTCGATCATTTTGAACATTTCAGTTTCTCCCGTTGCGTTGTTGATGGTGTAACTCTGCGCTCACTGTACCCGCTTGTCAAGCGGATTACGCAAAATATATTCAGCCAGTGCTACGGCATACCGCCAAGTGGGTGATTCTTCGCATAAACCCTCGTTACGAATCATGTCTACAAGCCCTTTAACAGTGGATTCCAGCTCATCGGTACGCATCTTGTGAAGGTCGATCACGGATATTGCCTCCAATATTGTTGCGGTTGCACTGTACTATTGACGGCAGTGTTATGCAATAGCTTTAGGATGTCAAGCGAAATGTGTGGTAGAGTCTGGTCTGTAGTTCGGATGGCTGGTGTCCTGCCGGTAACAGGCCCAGCTATCCACCCAACCTTTACCGGAGGTGAAAAAATGTGCGTTACCACTGACGACGTTTGCATTCGTGTCTATCTGAATCCAGACAACAACATCGTTGTTGCCAATAAAGATCAAGACGAGTTCGTAGTCATACCCTCATGTGACGTGGATGCCCTGATCAAAGCCTTGCGGCTGGTTGCGAGGTGGTCAGATGCCTGATCGAATCATTCGAGACGAACTGCTGGAGTCGGAACGATGGCTATCCCTTAAGGACAATGCCGACCGACTGGCATACATTTCACTCCTGCTTAAAGCCGATGCGCTGGGTAACTTCTCAGCCGAACCGTTCCGGCTGATGAGGTTGTGGCGAGACTTCGGGATTAACACGGACAGCCTGGTAGCCAAAACCCTAACCGAGCTGACCAACCATGACCTCATACGCTTGTATCAAGTTTGTGCAAAGGAGTTTTTGCACATCCCTAGATTTGGTCAGCGTTTGCGTCATGTTAAGCGAATATTCCCTCTTAGCCCATGGACTACAGACCAAGAAAAACAAACACTTGCAGATAATTCACCTGACGAAAGACAGGTGCAAGACAGGCTTGCGTCTGCTGAAGGGAAGGGAAGTGAAGGGAAGGGAAGAGATAAACCCTCTTGTTCAAATCCTGACGGATTCGAACGCTTCTGGGATGCATATCCGAAAAAGCGCAGTAAGCAATCGGCAATGAAAGCTTGGAGCAAGATCAAGCCATCCCAAGCCATTCAGGAAAAAATACTCACCGTGTTACCTGCTTTAGCCAAATCCAGAGACTGGACGAAGGAGGGAAGGCAGTTTTGTCCATTGCCAGCCACATGGCTGAATGCGGGTGGGTGGGATGATGAAATCGTTGCTCAACAGGACACGAGGGACTTCGTATGATCGACAACGAAAAGGATCTGATCAAGCGAGTCAATGAGCTATACAAGCGAGGCTTGCCTACTGGGTATTCGACCGGATGGAAATCGTTGGATAGCCTGTACACCGTGGCACCTGGTCAATGGACACTGGTGACCGGTTTCCCTGGACACGGGAAATCAGAATTCGTCGATGCGCTCATGGTTAACCTGACCCGGCACGGGTGGAAGTTCGTGGTATGGTCAGCGGAGAACTTGCCTCAAGAAATACACTTGGCAAAGCTGATGGAAAAATACGCCATGAAGCCATTTTCTGAGGGACCGTCCGACAGGATGAATACCGATGAAAAGGACCTGTCACTGGCCGTGGTGAATAACAATTTCAAGTTTGTGCTGGCGTCGGATCAGATCAACGTGAAAGCGATTATCACGGCTGCATCGAACACCATGGACAACAGCAACCACACCGGACCGTGGGGACTGGTGATAGACCCATGGAACGAGCTGGAGCACAATCGCCCTGCAAACAAAACCGAGACTGAGTACATTTCGGAATCACTGTCGAAAATCAGGGCATGGGCTAGGGAATGGAACGTTCATGTTTGGATCGTTGCACATCCAGCCAAAATGCAACGGGACAAGGATGGCAAAGCACCCAAGCCAGGACCGAATGACGTTGCCGGATCGCATCACTGGTGGGCAAAATGCGATAACTCGATAACGGTGTGGAGGGATGTTAGTGCATCGCACAATTTGGTCGAGGTGCTGGTGCATAAGGTCAGGTTCAAGCACATCGGCAAGACCGGTCTGGTGGAGCTGAGATATTCACGCAAGACAGGAACGTATTCGACAGTCGAATCCGTTGTTTCCATGGGAGATTACAAGCATGCAAAAGATCCAGATTGAGGTCAGATCGCCTGAAGATTCACGGTGGCCACTGGTCGTGTACGTGGATGGCAAAGCCGTCAAGATCATCCACAGCTCAGGACTGGTTGAGGACGTGCCTGTGTAAAACCTGTGCAAAACCTGTTGACAACTCCTGAAAGCGTGGTATAAAGCACACATCCACCAGCGATTAGGCGCATATGCCAGCATGGTTTTGTAAATCAGCACTTGCATCGCATCCCCTGCGAGCACGTGCTTTTTTTTCGTCGAAAGGATCAGATCATGGCCTCTAAGCCCGCACCCGGCGTTCGTGCCGGAGCACAAGGTAATCGCGTTTCGAACATGACCGTCAGCCAGGCCACCAGCAACAAGACCGGCGGTTCCATGGGCCAGGGTACGGCAGTCGGTTCCGGTTCCCGTCCCACGCCCAGCAAGGTCAAGATCATGTCGAGCAATCCTGTCTCTTCGCAGATGATTCGCCCGTCGAACAAAATCGGCGGCACCGGGTACAAGGGCTGATCATGACCAAGATAGGGCCAAAGGTCACCGGCGTCTATTTCGGCCAGCCTCAGGGTAACGGTCAGGACCCTGACGAGCCGAATGATCGCTCATCCAGCCGCAAGGATGGTTTCAAGATCAGCGGCAAGGGTGCCATGGGTGGCGGATCAAAGCCCACGCCACAAGCTGCTCTGATGAAACGAGGGGCAGGGAAGATACCGTCAAGTATTCCCAAGAACTCCCAGAAGCTGCGGGGATGAGTCGTGGCACTGGAATTCAGCCAAGCCATTGCCGATGAGGTATGCGAGCGCATAGCCACCGGGGAGAGTCTGCGCAAGGTCTGTGATTCACCGCACATGCCAAGCGCATCAACCATCTGCAAGTGGCTGGGGCAGAACGCGGAATTCCAAAAACAATACGCGCACGCGCGCGAAATTCAGGCGGACTCATTCGCTGACGAGATTGTCGAAATCTCGGATGATGTGACTGAGGACGCAAACAGCCGTAGGGTCAGGGTAGATTCCCGTAAGTGGATTGCTGCCAAGCTACGACCCAAGCGTTACGGTGACAAGCTCGACGTTGAGCATAGCGGCGATGTAACAGTCAGCGTGGTCAACTATGGAAGTCCTACTTCCACATAATTTCGAGCCACGCTTCTACCAGCTCCCTGTCCTGAAAGCCCTAGACAACGGCTGCAAACGTGCTGTCACGGTATGGCACCGCCGGGCTGGCAAGGAAAAGACCTTCGTGAACTATTGCGCCAAGGAAGCATTCAGGCGCGTGGGAACGTACTTTTACCTGTTCCCCACCTTTGCCCAGGCCAAGCGTGTTTTGTGGGATGGTCGGGACGGATCAGGCTTCAGGTTCATGGATCACTTCCCGAAAGAGATCATCAAGAAAAAGAACGAGTCAGACCTGCGCATCGAGCTGGTCAACGGTTCAGCTTTCCAGCTGGTGGGAACGGACAATTACGACTCGATCATGGGCACGAATCCTATCGGCAACGTGTTCAGCGAGTATTCATTGCAAGACCCTGCAGCTTGGGACTACATCCGCCCTATCCTGCGTGAGAACGGCGGCTGGGCCATATTCGATTACACGCCACGTGGTAAGAACCACGGCTACACGCTGTACGAGATGGCCAAGAACAATTCAGACTGGTTCGCTGAGGTGCTGACGATCAACGATACCAAGGTCCTGACCGATGCAGACATCGAGGCTGAGCGCAATTCAGGCATGACCGAGGATATGATTCAGCAGGAGTTCTATTGCTCGTTCATGGGCGTGCAGTCTGGCTCAGTGTTCGGCAAGGCCATGCAGGATGCTGACAACGATGGTCGAGTATGTGGCGTCCCATGGCAGCCTGACATGCCTGTCGATACCTGGTGGGATATTGGCACTGGTGATCCGACCGCCATCTGGTTCACGCAGACCATCGGGCGTGAGATTCATGTGATCGACTATTACGAGAACTCGGGCGCAGGCGTGGGCATTGATCACTACGTCAAGCACCTGCAGAACATGCCCTATGTGTGGGGCACTCACAATGGACCGCATGACCTGGAAGCGCATCAGTTTGCTGCGGGTGGCAAGTCCACGCGTGATGTGGCTGCACAGCTCGGGTTGCAGTTCCGCATCACCGAGAAGCTGGACAAGCAGAGCCAGATCAACGCTGGCCGGTCATTCATTGCCAGGTGCTACTTCGACCGCAAGAAGACCGAGCGTGGCCGGGATGCGCTGGTCAGCTATCACTACGAGTGGAATGACAAGCGCAAAGCATTCAGTGATGAGCCGTACCACGACTGGGCATCGAACGGTGCTGATGCATTCATGCAACTGGCTGTCGGGCACAAGTTTGCCAAGCCAAGGGTAGCCAAGGAACAGGTACGCATCATCAGCTACAGCAAATCAGAGGAGTCCGCACTGTGGATGGGATGATCGAAACATTCCATGTGCGGTTCCTTGAGTACGAGGAATATGACGTCTGGGAGGATGAACCTGTGATCACGTTGATGGCTACGACGCCCGAAGGCTCGTACAGCGCACGAGTGCCAGGATCAGGCCCAGCGTCCAAGCTGCGCACGCGCAGGGAAGCATTCAAGGACTACGTGCTGGGCTGCATGAGCCAGCGTATGCCTCCGCATGAGGTGACAATTGGCTGAGTACACAGCATCAACCGCTCGGGAACCGACGGATGAACAAAAGGGAAGCAAGGCTAAGAAGAGAGATGATTCTGAGTTCATCCACAAAGCGGTTAAACGATTCGCGAAGGTTGAGTCTGCCGAAGCAAAGAACCGCATGGAAGCGATCGACGACCTCAAGTTCCGCGCCGGAGACCAGTGGCCCGAGCAGATCAAGGCGCAAAGGACCATCGAGAAACGACCCTGCCTGACCATCAACAAGATTGGCACCTTCGTGCATCAGATAGTGAATGACCAGCGCCAGAACCGTCCAGCCATCAAGGTCAGCCCAGTGGGAGATAAGTCAGACCCTGACACAGCCAAGATGCTCAAGGGCCTGATAAGGCAGATCGAGCGCACCAGCAATGCAGACATCGCCTATGACGTTGGGTTCGAGTCTGCCTGCACGATGGGATGGGGATACTGGCGCATCCTGACTGAGTACGAGGACGAAGATACCTTTGACCAGGTGATCAAGGTCAAGTCCATCGAGAACCCGTTCACGGTCTACATGGACCCTGACAGCAAGATGCCGGACGGATCTGACGCCAAGTGGTGTTTCATCACAACCCAGATGGTACGCGAGGAGTTCGAGGACGAGTTTCCCCATGCTGATAGCTGGCCGTGGGAGGAGGGTGGACCGGGTGATGAGTACAAAACATGGTCAACGTCATCGCACGTCAGGGTGGCTGAGTATTACTACACCGACACGGAAATGCGTGAGCTGGTCAAGCTGGATAACGGTCACATAGGGTGGCGTGATGAGCTTTCTGAGAGCATTCAGACTTCGATCGCTGGTAATCCTGATAGCGTGGTGGAGTCGCGTGAAGTCCATTGCAAGAAGATCAAGTGGTGCAAGATCACCAGCAAAGAAGTCCTAGAAGAGAACGAATGGGCCGGGAAATACATCCCTGTGATCAAGGTTGTCGGCGAGATGCTGGACATCGAGGGCAAGACCAAGCTCATGGGACTGGTCAGGCCAGCCAAAGACCCGCAGCGCATGTACAACTTCTGGTGCACATCCGAGACTGAACTGATCGCACTGGCGCCTAAAGCCCCGTGGCTGATGGAAGAGGGACAGATCGAGGGCCACGAGCAACGCTGGAAGGAAGCCAACAACAAGTCACTGCCGTACCTACTTTACAAAGGAGTCAATCTTGCTGGTAAGCCTGCGCCTCCTCCCCAAAGACAGCAGTTCGCGGGGCCTCCTACAGGTGTTGTACAAGCCAAGATATCGGCTGCCCAAGACATGCAGGCAGTCACGGGAATACGCTTTGATGCTACGCACCAGGAAAGGACGTACGACGAGAGTGGCAAAGCTCTGCGCGAACTCAAGCAGATCGGGGATCTGGGGAACTTCCACTACGTTGACAACCTGTCGAGATCGCTCAAGTACACTGGAAAGATACTGATTGACCTGATCCCCAAGATATACGACACGCCTCGTGTGCTGACCATCCTGCGCGAGGATGACAGCGAAGAGCGTGTCAAGGTTGATCCGCAGCAGGGCACGCCACACAGCAAGGGTACAGGCATGGATGGGCGTGTGCAGCACATCTATAACCCGAAGCTGGGCGACTATGACGTGACTGTCACTGTCGGTCCCAGTTTTGCCACGAAACGGGCCGAGGCTGCTGACAGCATGCTCCAGTTCATGCGCTTCGTGCCCCAGTCTGGCCCGTTGATCAGTGACCTGATAGCCAAGAACATGGACTGGCCTGGTGCTGATGAGATTGCCAGCCGCTTGGCATCCATGCTCCCGCCCCATCTGCTCGACAAGAAGATCGAACAGTTGCCGCCAGAGGCCAAGGCACTGGTATCCAGCCTGATGCAGCAGATGCAGCAGCTCAAGCAGGAACATGATCAGGCTGTGCAGTTGCTGGGCGACAAGGAAAAAGACCGCGATATCGAGCGTGCGGCAGTCCTGAACGAGCGTGAGGCCATCGGCAAGGACTTCGAAGCCAAGATGGCGAAGATTCAGGCTGATGTAATGACCAAGCTGGCCGCCATCGAGGGCAAGGCTGATGATGGCAGCAAGGGTAACAACGCAGTCATGAAGACCTTGCTCGACTTCCAGGCCAAGCTGGAGAAGATTGCCGCAGATCAGCACATAAAGCTGCTGGAACTGGATATGAAGGCCATGGAGCGTGATGAGAAGTCACGCGAGGAAGCCAAGAAAGAGAAGGAAAAGGAGGCGCAGAAGCCCGTTACACCTCCAGTGATCAACATTCACATGCCATCCGGCAAGAAGAAGATCACCAAGGGCAAGGACGGCAGTTACACCGCCGAAGATATTGGACCGCCGACTGTCGTCAAGGCGTCAACTTAGGAGTAAATCATCATGCCAGGGTATGCCGTAGCACTCAGAAACGAACGCATGGACCGGATCACGAACACATCCGGTGCGCTCTCACTCGTTACCATCTACGCAGGGACAAGACCGGCAACGGGCGGAACCTCGACCGTTGTGCTGGCATCGTTCCAGATGTCCAGCACGTTCGCCCAGCCAGCCACGTCAGCGATTCTGCTGGTCAACAGCACCTCTCCTGCTGTGTGGACCACGACTGCCGTGTTCAGCTCGACTGCGACATGGGCGAGACATCAGACCAGCTCAGGAACTTTCATCGCTGATTATTCGGTGTCCACAGCAGCGGCTGATTTCATCCTGAACACTAACGTCCTTACCTCGGGCGTGACGGTCACGATCACCTCGGCCAAGATCACAGAAGGCAATCCGTAAATGGCTGAGCAGTTTCATGACCGGGTGATGGAAATCTGTACCACTGCTGGGACAGGTGTCCTCACTCTGCTTGGAACTACGGGGATAGCGGGCTTCCGCAAGTTCTCGTCAGTGTGTGCCAGCACCGATACCTTCCCGTACTCTGTCTGGCAAGTGGATGCAAACGGGGTTCCCAGCGGTGACTGGGAGTCAGGGATGGGCACGTACGGGAACAGCACTGTCACGCGCACGACCGTCTATGAGAGCAGCAGCAGCAATGCAGCGGTCAACTTCCCGGCAGGTACGACCTACGTTGCCATGTCCCAGATTGCAGCACGTACTCCTTACTGGTCAGTGGACAATGATCTGATCTTCCCGAACCTTGAGGGTGGATTCCCATCGGCGCCAGGGAACAATTCGACTGCCGTGTTTATAACTGAGCTTGCAAACAGGGCATTTCTTGCAACGCGTGGCCCGTCCGGACTGACATCCAGACTGCAGCCGTTCATGGCAACGAACAAGATCGGCTTCTATAACCCTGGTGGCGATTCCACGGTGGTGCCGGGCGTGTTCGGCATGGTCGCGCCAGGTACGGCGGGAACTGTCAGCAGTCAGGCGACTGCAACGACGAACATTTACACGAGGATGCGTCGTATTGGATTTGGCACGACCGGGGCCGCATCCAGTCAGGTATCAATCGTGCAGAACCTGAGCCAGTTGACAACGGGTGACGGTTCAAGAAGTGGTGGATTCTGGGTGGATATTCGTTTTGGCATACAGGACGGCAATACGACGCCAATGTCCACTGGCGTTGCATTTGTGGGAATGTCCAGCACGAATTTGGCACCAACTCTGGGAACTAATTTCGGTAACA